CCCCCCGCGGGCGGCTGCACGCGTTGCGAGTACAGCCGCCGCATTTTCTTCTTCGATTAGGCTATCGGCGACGAAATCGGGGCGACACCTCTAGCGTTGCCTCGGCGGCGCGGGCTTCGCCGTAGGTTGAGAGGCATTTTACGAATTGCCCGCCGAGCGTGTCAGCCAATTTGAGCCACTGGGATGCGGCGAGTGACTGCCCTTCGAGTGTTGCGGTGAGCTGGAATACGCGCGCCCACCAAGTCAAGTCCTCGGTATCGACTTCGTCCTTGCCGGTGTCTTTCTTCCATGCCTTATTGATGTCTTTCAGCTCAGCATCATTGAGAACGCGGGTGCGGAAAGTCGCTGTCTTCGCATTGCTAACAATCTCGTCTACCTGCTCATATAGCCCAGCAAGCTCACTATCCAAGGACTCGGAGGCGACAGTCTCCATGTCGTCACCCTCACCTTCCTTGCGCAGGGCTTCCAGATTCTCGATCTGCTCCTCAACCTCCGCAAGGTCTGCAACATCGTCAGGGTTCAGCAGTAGGATCGTTTCGCGGTGCAGCTTGTACTGGTCTGCGCCAGACAGCCACTCGGAAAGATTGAAAGCGTTCTCAGCAGTGTTCTTAGTCATTATGTATTCTCCCTATCAGGTGGTGTGATGGGTAAAAAAATATTGGGTGCCTCCCCCAACCACCATAGGGGAGACACCCAATATTGTATCACTCACTCACTCAAGACACGTTACTATGCTACCACATTAATGAACTCGCGGAAACCAGTAACCTGGCACTTGTGAATGGTGCGAATGTAACCGGAGGTGCGGTCAGCCGCTTCATTTACGGGGTGGGGCTGATCGAAAGAGCATGCGTAGATGCTGATTTCGTCGCCCTCTGCGAACGGCTCATAGTAAGGCTTGTTGGTGTGACGGGTCACAACATACGCCTCGGTGCCCTTGTTCTTGAGCATCTGGAAAATCTTGTCACGCACCGGATCGAACTTACCGCCATTCGCGCCCTCCTGGAAGTACCGGAAGATAGCAAGCTCAACCTCAGCATTGGACTGACCCCAAGCCTTAGCGTTTGTGTCCTCACACACAGCCGCCATACCGTCAATAGTCTCAGAGTCAGTAGACCCGATCTTAGTCTGAGACTTGATAGCCGCACACGAAATGTCGATAGCAGTATTAGCGTTCAGCTCGGAAACCTTTGGCTTGTCCATAGAGACGACACCGCCCATAGGAATGAGCATCAGTTTCAGTTTAGCGCCCGCATAGGTGCGCCCCGGCGAAGAATCAGCCATGTTAGTCCTCCTCAGACTTGGTAAACTCGGTTGCAGTGTATTCTACTGGCTCTGCTGGCTCCTGATCGCGCTGTGACGGCGGAACCTCAAAACCAAATAGCTCAATGTAGCTGGCTGGCACATATGCGAGACGCTTAGTCTCTGGGTGCACTAGCCACATAAAATTATCCAACATTACCCCCTAGGTATGGTAATAGTGTATGTCAAAGGCGTGTAGAGACGAGCTGGCGTAACCTCTGAATCAGTTAGCATGACCTGCCCTTGTGCTTGCGCCCAGTCCAGGTTAGCGTAAATGTCACCCATAATCTTTGTGGTTGCGAGCCTATCCCGCACAGCATCAGTGAGAGCGTAAAGCTCATGCGTGGTTTGTGCTACACAGGTAACAGTGAAATCCACAGTAAGCGAATCATTGTCAGGTGTGCCGCACAGTCCGACCATGTCCTCATACCCCGCGCCTACACCCATAAAAATAGCCACATACGGCTTGATATGGTTCGGCAGGTACTCAGGCACGGACTCAGGCACGAAGCCCTGGAACACAGACACATTCTCAATACCAGTTAGTGCATGCTCGATAGCTTCCGCAAGGTCAATCGTGATACTCACAGCTCTACCCCCTCAACAATAGCTGCAACCATATCATCCATGCTCGCATCAATCGCAGGGCGCATGTGCGAGCGCGGTGCCATCTTAGATGTGCCGAATTCGACGTATGCGGCGTATGGTGCAGATGATATAACGTCTGCCGCGTTCCTTCCAGCCTTGGCGGCTGTGATGTTTGAGCGTAGGTAGCCGGTGCGTACTGGCGCTCGGCGTTTCGCATCATCCCTAAGGATTTTGCCAGCCGCTAGAACCTGCGGGGAGAAATCGTGCTTAGCCGCGACCTGAAAGGTAACAGCCAGCCTTTTCAGTTCTTCCCAATCCTGCTGCATCATTTCGCGCCTGCTCTCTGGTTCTGCATCTCACCACATATCAGGTCGATAGACCCAAGCAGCGAACCTGCCATTACCTGCTTCACAGTGAAACGCTTACCATGCATGCCAGGAATATTAGACGCAGTCACAACCAGCACATGGTTACGCAGGCCAGCGTGAAGCTCCCACATACGCAACGGCATCTGAACCAGATAGTCACGGGTAGCTGCATCCTGAACCGAACTGGTAACGTTATCCGCATACCGGTTCAGCTCCTGGATTCGGCAAGTCACATCCGTAAAAATGCGCTTTTCAACCACGCCAGCCAGCGGTTCTTTAGGATTCACAGCAGCTGGCGCAAGCACATCAACCATAGCCGTCATACCCTGCTCGACAACAGGAGCCAGACGCAACGACCAGTCACGCGGCACGACACGCTGCCTAGAAGTATAACGAGCCATAGCGGCACTCTCCCATCGGCTCGAACCATGCACCAAGCATAGGGTCACCTTCATCATGGATACGGTTAGCCTCAGCATCAAGTGCGTCAGCCTGCGCCCGCAACTCAGCCGCGACAGCGACACCATCCACAGACAAATCCTGTGTCGTAATCTTCTTAGACAACAGGTTTTCATCCGTTGCCATGCGCCGCAGCAACCTGGCAGCCACACGACGCACAGTAACCGCAGCCACCCCAACAGGCTCTAGAGACGCAAGAAGCTCTATGTCCCTGTCAGAGAAAATAGTTTCATGATCATGAACCTGTTTATTATCGCTCGGTAAATCGTTTACCAGTAGGCGGATCGTGTAAATATCTTCTGCTGTCAGAGACATAGAGCCTCACTCCTCAATTATAGCTTACTTGGTGCCGTCAGATGCGTATGCTGCGTGCGCGAACACGGCAGCTGCACCGGTGACATGGCGACCACGGTAAGCAATAGTATCATCCGAGAAACCGCCCTCACGCGCATCAATGCTACCACCGGTCACGGAGATACCAGTGTTATTAGAGATACGCAGGTCAGGGGTCTCATGCCCAACCAGGGTTGCGCGCTGGATAGCCGGGTTAGCGGAACCAGCGGCAGGCAGGAGGAACCAGGAAGTGTTCTTCTTGGTAACAGCAGGGTTCAGCTGTGCGAGCTGCGGCACAACCGCAATATCAATGTTCGACGAAAGGAAGTTAGCCGAAACAGTCTCGGAGTTACCGGACTTGGTGCGAATCTCCTTAGCGCCCAGAATCTCGCGTGCCTGAACAGCCAGAGCAGACGGAACCACAAGAACCATACGCTCAACATCAATAGCGGAACCGTGCACGCCGTCACGACCAGACACAGCAGCGTATGCAGCCTTCAAAGACTCAAGAGACAGAGCCTTAGTGTCAGCTGCAGACGCGCCAGAGAAGAATGCCTGGTTGATGCCTTGTGCGTCGAACAGGGTAGAGAACACCACCTTGTCTTCGAGCTTAGCTGCACCAGCTGCGAGGCGCTTAGGAATCTGGGTTAGCTTATCCCAGTTCTTGTTCACTACGTCTTCCCAGGTGAAGGGGAACACGCGACCGTACTTGTCATTCTTGATCTGGACGGTGCCAGGCAACAGGTCGGCAGCCTTGTATTCCTCAGCCTCGTTCACGTGTACATAGTCAATGTCGCCTGCGAGAGTTGCAAGAGGGGTGGGGTTGAAGGAGGACAGGCGTGTGGTCTGCGCTACCTTCTGCCACTGGGTTTCGTAGCCACGGTACAGGTCTAGAACTTCGTACTCGAATGCGCGACCAAGAAGCGCAGGAAAGTCGCTAGTAGTCAAGGCTTCCTGCAGGCGTGCCTGTGCACTGTATCCGCCGCGAATACCATCACGGAGGATGGTTGCGGCTTCTGCCACGCGCTGGTTTGCACCGGTATCGCGCAGCTTCTCATAGTTAAGAAATTCGCTCATTATTTGATTCCTTCTTAGTTTAGTCGAATGCTACGCCTACGGGCGCAACCTCAATAGTCGCACCAGCAGATGCGGAATCCTGCAGGGCGACACCCCAGATTTTGCCTGCGCCAGTGGTAAGTACACCGTCGGTTCCGAGCTTGACGATAGCGCCAGCTTGCACGGTCTCTTTGACGGGGAGACGGTACGATCCGTTGCGCCAGATGGTGACCTTTTCGCCTTGCTCCACGGTAGTCATCGCTACACCTGCGATAGCGCCAATGCGGACAGGTTTACCGGATTCGTACTTCTTGTCGGCAATGAGGGCGATGTGTTCGCCTTTACCATATGATACGTTGATAGCCATTTGTTTACAGCCCCTTCATGATCGAGAGAATATCATCCACGGTTGCAGACTGTGATTCCTGCACGGGCGCACCCATGCCATAGACGGGTGAGGTTGCGCTCTTTGCAGCGAGTACTTCCTTGAGGGATTCCTGCACGCGGGTCTCAAATTCCTCATGGGTGAGACCAGTTGCGGATTCCACTAGCATCTTGCGAGTCATGGGAGCATCCACGTTACGGAACGCCTCAGCCACTACAGCTTCGGCGTCTTTCTTAGCGCTCTCCGCTTGCAGCTCTTCAACCTTAGCTTTCAGCTCGTCGCGTTCAGCCTTCAAATCTTCGATCTGCTTCTTCAACTCAGTAACTTCGGGCGACTCAGCCTTAGGTGCATCCTGCACAGGCGCGGGTGCCGCCGTCTGCTTAGTCACGGGTACGCCATCAGCTTCAACAATGTTATTAGCCATGCCGTCCACCTCTCTACTAGATTCCAGGACGGCAGTAATTTTCCCGCCGCGCCCCGGCTTCGTAACAAAATCAACAGAATCGACCTGTGTGATCTCTTTAACCACGCGGTCTTTTCCAGGCGCCATTATACCAGACGCATTAATAGACACACCTATGTACGGTGCCCGCTCACGGATAAAATCCCTATACTCAGGGAAAATCTTCGCACGCCCAACCAGTGCGCCCGAATCGTCAATCACGGGGCGACCGTCAATCACCCCAGCCAGCTCACGAATATCACCCTCAGGACGAGACGCACGCTCACTACCTGTCGCGTGATTCATATACATATGCACGGGTGAATCCCAGATAGGCGACTCCGCAAGCTTCTTGATAGTCTCCGGCGGGTACTCACCAGAACTACCCTTACCCGGTGTAATGATAGTCACAGCCACAAGGGAGCCTGTCGGCTCGCCCTCAGCCTCAATCAAATTCACGCTAGACACTATTTCCTCCTAGACAAAATATCGGACAAATTACGCTGCGTCCAATACATAGACCCATCATACCAGCGGGCACGCCTCGACAAATCAGACCACGCAATAGACCCATCAGCCAGACCACGCACAACCTCCATACCCTGCGGTGACGAAGCAACCCCTGCTATGGCTTCCACCTGCGAGTCAAAGTCGAGTGAGTCAAACCACTCTCTCCCGGAATTATGAGTGGTAGTGTCAGGATACTGACTTAGGAGAGGTGCCATGACGCAGCGGCAGTTGGGGTGTGAGTGTAGTTCCCCGCTTAAATGTTTTTCTCCGTGGTGCATGATGCATGATCTGCAGGTGTTTTTGTCGAGTTGTGCTACCCATTGCCAGCCTTCGGTTTGGACGTTCTGTATTAGGTTGCGTGTGGCTTGTCGTGATGCTGATTGTGTGGCTAGGTTTATGCCTAGTGTGATGGCTGTGGCTATTTGGGTGATTTTGGTTTTTAGGCTGGTGAGGTTGATTTTTTCGGGTGTGGGTTGGGGTGTGGGGTGGGGGAGTGTTTGGGTGGTGTAGTTTTGGAGGTGGTGGTGTGTGGTGGCTGTGGCTTGTGTGGCGGCTTGCTGTGCGGCTTGGTTGGTTTGGTGCTGGATGGTGGCTAGGGTGGTGGCGTATGTGGCTAGTGCTGCGTTTTGTTGTTTGCGTCGTGTGTGTCTTGGGGTGAGTGCCCCTAGTGCGGTGATTGAGGCTAGGGTGGCGGTGAGGTTTTGGTGGTTTTGGTGTGCGGCGATTATGAGGGGTTGTGTGTGCTGGTTTTCTATTTGGGTGAGGTCGTCTTGTAGGTTTTGTGCGTATTCTTCTGGGGTCATTTGATTTCTCCTGCGTATGCGGCGCGGATTAGTGCGTCTCCTGTGGTTTCTGTGGTGCGGTGGATGTTGCCGTCTGCGTCGCGGAGTTGGTTTATTTTTTCGTCGGGGTCTGTAATGCCTAGGGCGCGCATGGCGAGTAGTGCGGTTTGGTCGAGTGGGAGTACGCCTAGCTGGTCGGCTGTAGTGATTGCGTCGAGTTGTGCTTGTGTGGGTTCTGGGGTGATGTCGTCCCAGTGGAATGTGATGGTGCGGGGTGCGTCTGCGGTGATGTTTCCTAGTGCGATTTGGGTGTCGATGATGTGGTTGATGATGGCGCGGTAGGTTTCTTCCCAGGTGCGGCGGCGTGCTTCGATTTCGAGTTGTAGGGGGCGGTCTAGGGTTTCGGCTACTGCGCGTGCGCCTGTCTGCCCTGGGTCTGCTAGGAGCATGGTTACGGGGACGCCTAGTGCGGCGGCGATCATTGCGGCTAGGGGCTTGCCGGATTCTGCGTCGATGGTTGCGCCTGTGTTTGGCATGGTGGTGATTTCTGCGTCTACTAGGCCTATTGCGCCTGGCTGTGTTGCTGCTTCGGCTTGCTGTATGGCGCGGCGTGCGTCTTGTACAGCGCGGGAGGTTTTGCCTGTGATGCGGTGGCTGATTTTACTGATGGCGCGCATGAGTCGCGCCCAGTCTTGCAGATAGTTCTTATAGGCACTTATCCAGGGGGATGCAGCGAATAGGTCTGGTGTGCCTAATAGTGACATTGGGATGCGGTTTACGGCGTGGTGGTATATAGGCGTGTTCCAGTCCACGGATACGCCTTCTAGCTCCGCATATTTATTCACAGGATGGAAATCTAGTGCAGGGTGCCAGGTTTTTATAGTGCGCCCGTCTTGATAGTGAGAGCATAGGTATAGCGCAGGGCGGGCGCTATCTTCCTGTATCGGCAGGATTTTCTCGATGTGCTCTATTCCATCTGTGCGCACTACTGTACGCCCGGTAGCAGGCTCAGTGAATAACAAAAAGAAAATGTTGCCGTCCGCTGCTTCCTGTACACCGAGCGCTTGGTGTGCACTATGCCCTGTCAGAGAGATTCGGTTTTCAGGGTCGTCTAGGAAACCCTGGATAATTTCGTTTACGCCAGACTCTTCATCGCAGGTAATGCCTATGCCCGATCCGAAAACATATGATGTGCGGATACTGACTCCGCGTTTCCCTAGTGGGTCTGCAACAGCGAGAACACGGCACGTCTCCGCAATATTCTGAATACCAGACAGAGAGAATTCTGTTTCTGCTGCTGCAGCGATAGACCGCCATTCAGTATTTTGCGCCCATGTCTGTTCTAGATCGGCGATTGACTCTTGCAGGTCACGTGTCGCTTCTTGTAGCTCGCGGGGCGCACTGTGTGGTTCAAAAATATCCTATTGTAATCGGT